ATTGTTGACGCGGTCGGCGACTTGCGAAAGCGTCACGGTGATGTTTTGCACCGTGAGCGAGCTCACCAGGGGAATATCCGAAATCGAAATCAGCGAGCCGGCGCCGGCCCAGGTGCGCGTCACCGCGTTGCCGGTGTCGGGATCAATGATCGCCGCCGAGATCGATCCGACATCGGACCAATAGCCATCGGTGACCGCGGCGCCGGTGGTTCGATCCTTCACCACGAACCAGATAAAATCCCGCGCCACCAGGATCCGCCCCGTCAGCGCGGCCTGGTTAGCCGCGCTAAGGGATCTCACAGCCGCGCCTCGATCGCCTGGAACGAAATCGAGCCCCATCCGGAAATCTGCGCGTCGGCCGACACCGAGCCAGGGACAACAGCCATTTGGCAGGCCGGCTGTTTCAAATTCACATTCGGGTTAGGCGCCGTCACCGCCGGCCACAGATGCGGCCGGATCTCAAATTCCGGCGTGATGCCGGATCCGTTTGCGGTGGCGGCTTCCATCACCTGGTGAAGGTCGCCCGCGATCGACAGGTAATCGCCGACCGACAATTTGAACGCCGCCGGCAACGCCTGCAACACGATCGCCTTGCGGTTGGCGTTGATCGACGACAGGACGCAAATGCCGTTAAAGGCGCCGCCGGTCGGCCAGGATCCCAGCGGGTAGGCGATCGGGTAACACCTCGAGGTCGGATAGCCGAGGAAGGTCTGCAGGCCGTTTTCGAGGGCAGACAGCCTGGCGCGCCATTGGTCGAGATTGTTAGGCGACAGCACCTTGCTCGCCGCGCGAAGCGTCCATAGCGGCGATCCCAGGTCTTTCACCAGGATGCGGCCAGAGGCTTGCGTCGATTGCTCCTGGCGCCAATGCAGGGAAAAACCTGTCGTCCAGCCAGGAAACCCCGGCAGCAAATTGAGGGGGTAATTGATGCTCATTGGTTTGCGATATACGCCTCCGCCTCGTCCAGGCTTTCACAAACCGCAATGACGCGGTCGCGGTCATCGAGAACACGCCACCAGGTGAGCCAGGCCACGATCCTCACAACCCAGGTACCCGACCGCGGCGCGCCTGTTGGATCGTCGTCACGGTGCGCGATGCAAACGCCGCGCGGTCCTGTTCAATGATCTGCGCCAGCCGCGCCACCGCTTCCACCGAGGCGCCGCGCGCGTCGATCGCCGGCGAATAGACGATAGCGCCGCCCGAGCTCCCCATGTTGCGCGTGACATCGTTCGGGAATACTTGCGAGCCTCGGGGCAAATTGACCAGCTCGGGCCCCTTCTCGCCGACCAGGGTCATTCCCCCCGGCGCAAAATCGGTGCCGCCGGCGGCCTTGAACAGCGACGCAAACGGCGACAGCCCGCCGCCGGCGCCAGGCGTAAAGAACGACATCACAAGCGAATTGATCGCGGCTTTTTCCAGCGTCTTGATCAGCGACGAAAAAACGTCGTTGAGGCTTTTGCCCTCGACAATGGCGTCGGCGAACGCGGTCGATAGCGCCTGGCCGACTTCCTGGCTGGCCGAATTTAATTTGTTGAGCTGGAATGTATGCTGCGCCAGCGCCAGCTTGGCCTCGGCGGCGCGCTGCGAGGTTAGTGCAATCTCGTCGTTAACCTTGGCGGTCACCTCGCCGTATTGATCCAGCGCCTTCTCGGTCAGGATCAACTGCGTTTTAAATTCCTCCTGGGCATAGACGTTGTCGGAAACCGTCGCCGCCTCGGCTTGCATGGTAACGATCTGCTTTTCGATCGCCCTGGTTTCGCGCTCGTAATACGCCGCACCGGCGGCGGCATCTTGCTTCGGCAGTTGCGTTCCTGGTCCGGTCGGCTCGGCGGCAAGCCGGCCCTCGGCGCGCCGCTCGGCTTCGCTCTTGAGCCCCTCGGATCCGGTCAATAGCGCCTGCGGCACCTCGCGGCGCAACGGCTGGTTTATCAGCGCATGGCCCATGCTGACGATGGCGCCCTTGATGGCTTCCGACGCTGATGTCATCCAGCCGTCAAATTCCTTGGCTTTCTCCACCATGTTTTGCAGCGGCGGCGCCGAGGCGGCGGCCGAGGCTTGCATCGAACTAAACGCGGCGCCGGCCTTGTCGAGCGACAGCGTCATGGCTTCGGTCATGCCGGCCATCTGGCCGACCGGCAATTTTTCGATACCCTTGTGAGTGTCGGCGATCAAATTGGCGACCAGTTGCCAGGTGTCTTTCACCGTCAGGGTTGCGCGGTTGAGCCCTTCCATCGCCTTCGGGTTGGCGTCGAGCAATTTCGAAAGCGAATTGGTGTCGCCGCGCTGCATCCCGGCCAGCAATGCCGTCATGTCGCGCAGGCTTTTGTTGGCTTCCTCGATTGAGGCGCCGCCGGCTTTCGCCGCCTGTTGGAAGCCCCAGACATCCTCTAGGCTGATTTGCAGGATCCGGCTTTCCTTCTCGATCGCCGTGAACCGATCATAAAAATCCTGCAGCGCCTTGACGGCCGCTCGGATCCCCTTTTCAACGAAATCAGCAAAAAAATTGCCGAGAAACGAGGCGCCGGCGCCGACGCTCGGATTGATGTTGGAAAACTTTTGCTCGATGCCAGCCACCGCCTTGTCGGCCATGATGCCGGCATCGCGCATGTCTTTTTCAAATTTTGTCAGTTGCGCCGAGAGCGCGACGACAAGCGAGGCGGTGTTGTCGGCCATCTATTTGTTTTCCGCGGAATAGCTTTTGATGGTTTTGCTGATCTTGTTGCGCATCGAGGAGCGCAGCTTCTTGCGCATCAAGCGAAAACTCGGGAAAAAAAACGGCTCGGCCGGCATGTGGATGGTGCCAAACTCGACCGCCCTGGCGTAGTCGTAGGGATGCCGGCCGCCGTGAACCGTGGTCGAGGCGCCGCCGGCCATTACCTTGACGATCGTCGGCGTCGGCCCCGGCGCCTTGCGGATCGAATTGGCAAGCCGGCCTGATGGACCATGCTTCACCACCGATTTCATCAGGGTGACGAGCTGGTCGGCGGCGGCGCCGAGCTCGCCGATCGCGTCGTTATAGACCTGGCGTTGCATGTCCAGGGTGAGCCGGCGAAACGCTTCGACGCTTTTATTTGCCACTTATCGCCTCGGCTTCCGCAGACGCCTCGAGCATGGCGTCGAAATCAAGATCGCTCGGCGCCTCCGGTTTCGGCTCGGCACCGTGAACCTTATTCCAGCCATCGACCGCGGCGGCAAATTGCCAGAACGAACAGCGATCGACCTGGTCGGGCGAAAGCCCTATTGCAGCACCGTGGCCGTAGTAATCGGAGAACCGGATAGGTCCATCGTCGCCGGCTCCGGTTCGGCCGGCGCGGTTGGTTTTCCCACCGGATCATCCTGGGGACCGTACAGCGCGCGGCCGAGGATCGCCGCCGCCATTTCGCAAGATCGCTTATAGCTGCCGTCGATCTCGACATGCCGCTTGATCAGCACCAGCGCCCGATCCGGCTTCATGCCGGCGCCGATCAGGCCGAGCCGTATCACCTCGCGCACCTCATGCAGCCAGGCGTTGAGCGCAATCAGCGATCGGAACAGCTCGGTCGGCCCGAGCGCCGGCAGCCCGAGCTCGGCGCGCGGCCGATTGATCGCGTCCTGCAATTGCCGGAAATCGCCGATTGCGAGCCGGAACTGATATTCCTCGCCCCAATCGGTCAGCGTGACGGTGCCGTCGCTCATGGCACCACTTGCGGCACCACCGCGCCGTCACTCACCAGCGCCACCGTCATTTCCACCCGCTTGCCGCGCTCGGCGGTAACGTGAAATTCCGACAGCTTGGCCGGCATGATCCAGGCGAACGCCAGGGGGTTGCCGAGCTCGACGCGGATGTTGCGCGTCACGCCGGCATTCCACAGATCCTCCCAGGTCTTGAAACTTTCGTGAGCGACAACGCCGGCGCCGGCGATCGCGCCCTGGTAGCTCACCACGTCGCGGCCGAGCCAGGTCGGCAAGTCAGGGTTGGCGCAGTCGGGAATGTTGGTGTCATTCATGTTTGCGGTGCGCGTGAAGCCTCGGCTCGTCAGTCCGCAGGGATCGGTGAACACCTCGGGCGATCCGCCGTCGCCTAGCTTCACCAGGAACTGAGAAAACGGATAGGTGGTCGCTTGGGTCATTGTCTTATCCTCCGGTTGGTTCGGTAAAGGCGTGGACGGTGATGATGCCGTGAGCGGTCAGGCCATCGGGATCCCGCATGTATTGAATTTGCTCGATCGCGAGCTCGACCATCCGTTGCCCGTCGATTTCAAAGGCGGCGCGGTCGAGATCCCGCGCGATCGCCGCCCCGATCTGTTTCACCTCGACGGTCGAGCCGTTGCTGCCTGATATAACCGACCAGGCGTCCAGCGTCATGAACGCTTCGCCGCCGTCGAGACAATCGCCATGCTCGGGCAGCAATTGAAACGGCCCGAACGAAACGTACGGCTTGACCGCTTGCGGCGGTACACCGTCGAAAATCCGGTTGCCGACCAGCAAGCCGGTGGCGCCGGCTTGCATGATGGTGAGGCTGCCCTTTTGCAGCGCCAGGCTCGGATCCGAATAGCTCATTTATGCAGCGGCGCGCCGAACACTTGCCAGCCCAGCAACACGAACAACACGAACAGCAACAAGATATTGCCGCCGGCCCATAGCCCGCCGACAATCCCGAAATGCAACAGCGCGCCGAACACAAACCAGATCAACATCAAGATCCAATAACAAAGCCCTAGTGTCATGCTGCAACCCCTGTTTCCGCCATCATGTCATAATACTTGCCGGCCTCGCCCTCGCCCATCAGGGGATCGACCATGGTCCGGATGTTGTAGATCTTGCCTTTTTCGTCGGTGGCTTTCCAATCGGTGGTGATCCGATCGGTGTCCGGCGATTGCCGAACGCGCAAGATCATCGGCTGTTGACCGGCCAGGCGCGCGGCCATCACGGTTTCGCCGCCGAGCCGCGGGATGATGTTGGCCCAACAGGTGAAGCGGTCAATCCATCCGGTGTTGGCGTTGCCGTAGGCATCGCTTGAGCTGTTCGGCTCGGCAAACGTCATCCTATATTTGAGATCACCGGCGCCCGAAACCTGGGCGAGATTGACGCGGCCGAGGTTGCCAGGCATCGGCTACAGCGTAACGCCTGGCGCCTGAATATCGACCGAGATCACGGTGGCCGATTTCGCAAGGCCGATCAGCGTCACATTCATGCCGGCGACAACATCGGCGCGCGGGCAGATCGCGCCAGGCGCGCCCGACAAAAAGTAATCGGTGCCAGGGACCACCGCGGCGCCGATCGTAATGTCGCCCGAGGTCTGCAGGTTGATCGGCTGGCCGATCGCGGCGTTATTGAGCGCAAAGCCGGCCGGCTTGCGCGCGTTGACATCGACCGCGTTGTTGTCGGCGAGCAAGTATTTGTTGGTGACCGGATCCAGATAGATCGCCTGGCCGGCCGTGATCGCGACACCGGCGGTGCCGACGGCGCGCTGCGCATTGGATCCGGCAATGACATTGGCCGGGACAATTACAAGATCGGTCATTTCACCCTCCTAATGCCAGGCCGAAAGGCGTGGCTTGCATCGATAATGCCGGCCGCGTCGGCTTGTCCTACGACGCGGCCGGCGCCGGCGCGCTCGATCGCCGTCGCGGCGGCCTCGATCACGCGGGCATAGGTAACGCCGGCGCAGAACCGGATGGTGCGGCGCGGATCCGGCGAATAGTCGAAATCTCTGATCAGCTCGACGGTTTTCACTGACTTGCACCTTGCAATGTCATGCGCGCGGCATCCAATAGCCGGCGATCACGTCATTGATCCAGCCAGGCGTGGCGGCGTCGGTGCCGAGCACCAGGATCTCGCGGTTTTCATAGAGGTGCGCGGTGTAGCGCAGCAAAATATCCGAGATGCCGGGATCGAGCGTGCCGACATTCTGATAACCCGAAACGATGGCAACGCTCATGCCGGCGACATAGGATCCCTTGAGCGCATAGAGCCCGATCCCATGTGTCGACATCGTGGTGATGGCATAGCCAGAGGATATGTCGACCGCGGCGGCGTCTTTCACGGTGAAGCTATTGACCGGCGACACCGGCACCGCGGCAACACCGCCGACGAAATCGCCCTGATCCGGAAACCAGCTCCAGGTCACCGGATTGACGGAGATCTGCGTCACCCGCTCGAACCAGGCGATCGACCGCGCCAGCGTGGCCGTCACATAGGCGTCGTCGTAGCTGCCGTCGATCCGGCAATGGCTTTTGGCGAGCTGCAGCATCGCCGCCGGCAATGCCGAGCGGTCGAGCGCCGAGGGCGCGATCGAGCTCATGCCGGCACCTCGGCCCTGGTAACCGGCCCAGGCGCCCCGCGCTCGCCCCGCTTGCCTCTCGAGCCCTTGGCGCCGAGCATCCAGCCCTCGCCGGGCAGCGGCCCGGGCTCGTCGGTGATGGCCCGCCACTCGGAACCGTTGAACGAAACCACGTCCATCGCCCTGTAGGCTTCCGCGGGGCTGTAGAGCCCCCGGGCTCGGCCGGGATAGGCCGGCTCGCCTGGCGGCCCTGGCGGCCCTGGCGGCCCCGGCAGGCGGATGACGTTGCCATATTCGTCGATCTTGTCGCGCAGGCCCTCGAGCGCCCTGGCGACCACCTCCAGCGCCTTGCCGGTGGCCTCGTTATCCCCGGCGGCGGCGTCCTCGGCCGCGCTCTCCGGATCCGGCGCCGGCGCGCCCGAGCTCGAGCCAGGCGCCGCCGGCGGCGGGATCCGGTCCCAGGCCGACAGCGGCACCACCTGTTGCTGTACCCTCGGCTCGTCGCCGTCCTCGGCCGCCGGCAGGCTTTCCAGCGCGCGGGCCTCGTTCGGGCTGTAGATCCCGCCCTGCACCGCCTTGGTCAGCGCGTCGATCCGATCCTTGAACGCCGAGCGCAGCAAAATCGAGGTGTCAAATTCGCTGTATTCGCCGTCGATTTTCGACAGCCCGAATAGCCGGTCGATCGCGAGCTCGACCTGGTTAAGGGCGAACCCGAGCCCCTTGGAGATCCAG